TTATTGATTTAGTGCCTGGGGCATGGATGGGGCAAAACCTCCAAAATTTGCGTTGAGTATCGCCATCTGATTACTGTTGTTGTCAGTCATCCATTTTCCGTAAACGTTGTAAACCATTTGCGCTGACGTGTGGCCCATCTGTGAGGCAATGAAGTTTGGATTTGCTCCTGCACTTAATGCCCAACATGCGAAAGTGTGTCTTGATTCATATGCACGGCGATGGCGAATGCCGGCTCTCTTGAGCACATCATTCCACGTCGCGCCGAATGAACCAGGTGCATACCAGTCTCCACCTTTTCCATTCCTTGCAGTCAGCCGCGGAACAAATACGAAAGTACATGCATCTGTTCTGGTTCTGCCGAACTCTCTCAAATGCACTTCTATTTGATGCTGTTTGCCCATCCGGGTATAAGCCATCTGGCTTTTTAGAGCCTGTATTGCTGCGTCGGTGAGCACTATTTCCCGGTTTCCGCATTCTGTTTTAGGCGGGGTGAAATGTCCTTTAATGGCAATGTTGCGGCTTACAGTGATTGTCCATTTTTTCAGGTCTATATCTTCCCAAGCAAGCGCACTGATTTCTCCGTGACGTAGTCCAGTGTTAACGGCCAGTATCCACAGATTTTTTATTTGCTCTGACGGGCAAGCGTTAAGAAGCCGGAAATATTCATCGTGGGTAAGTGGATCCGGTTCCGATCTACTCTTCCTGAGAGGATCAATGCCTTCGAATGGGTTTCTGTCGATATACCCATTTTGCTTAGCGAAAGAAAACATACCTCCAAGGCAGTTAAGGTAAACATTTACTGTTCTCACTGTCCGGCCTTTTTTGGCGGAGCGATTCTTCTGGTGTTTCCCACAAATCTGGAACCCTGTAAGCAACTCCTTTCTCACTACCAGGATCTGTTCCGTGTTAATACTGGAAAGCAATTTGTCTGGGCCCAGTAATTCGCAGCAAATTTTGATGTAAGACCGGTAACGGCTGAAGGCGTTAAGCGTAATTTCCATCCTCTTAAGCTCTAACCATCTTTTGGCGAGTTCGCCAACAGTAATCCCTGGGCGCGTCAGGCCAAATCGCCCAAGGTTTGAAGACTGCGGAAACTGCTCGACATAATTGAAAGTGCCGATCTTGATGGCATAGCAAATGGTCGTTCTCAGTTCTCCTGCCATTCTCCTGTTTTTGGGGGTGTCAGGTATACCGAGATTTTCCCGAACTCTTACACCCTTATATATAAACCACAGGCGCAAACTACCCCCGTGATTTTCTACCCCGGTAGGATATTTCATGTGTTCTCCTTGTTGTGAATCACTGGGGTATTTAAACAGATTTCTGGCGCGGGATCGCCGGGCGCTGACGTTCAACCCAGTTGTCTATCTCTAAGCGATTGTAGAGGATAGGGGAGTTGTCCTTAGGCTGGCAGTCTCCGGAATAGTGCCGATACTCGCGACCTTCCATCCAGGATTTTTCGCGGGCCGATTTGATAGCGTTTTTGGTGAGTCCGGTGATCGTCATCAGCACTTCTTCCGAAACCCACTTATTAGGAGTCAGCTGAATAACTTCGCTCATGGTGTTCTCCAGGCAAAAAGAACCCGGCGCGTGGCCGGGTAAAAGGGATAATGGAGGCGGTGTTTTCGCACCCAATAGCCAGCTCATAATTGGCTATAAGTTGCGCTATGTGTCATGTATATTGAGTTAAAAAGGAGGGATTCATGGCAACCTATAAACAGATTCAGGAATATGTAAAAGCACATAACGGTGTCAGTATTAAGACGTGCCATATCGCTCATGTTAAGCATATGCATGGGTTCATAATGAAGAAGGCACCGAACCGCATTTCTCCTGACTCAAGGGTGTATGAATGCCCGGATAATTTCGTGCCGCTTATCGAGCAGGCTATGAAACACTTTGGGATGATTTGTTAACCTCCTCATGCCGCACGCTGGGCGCGCAGCAATTTGATATGCTCGCTCGTCTCCAGTTCGGCACGTATCTGCGTCGCCTCACGGTGATCGAGGTGCTCAAAATCATTGTTAAAACGGACTATTGAAGCGGTGTTTATCCGGCCCTGTCGCCAGTAGCGGACTATCTGTGATGTGCAGCTGTGGATGATGACGGGCCAACCGTGCTGGTCAGCGTAAATCTGACCCCGCTGAATTAGCTGGAACATGTGGACCACCTTTGACGAAAATCACCCAGTGGGTTTTGTCTGACTTACCGGTGCGCTGCCAGATGGCCGGCTTCTCATCGGTAAGCGACAGGATATTGCTTACCGGGATCTGCGTTTCGTTCCATTTGAAGATGAGCACGCCGTGTGGCCACAGCACACGAAATGCTTCTGCGAAGCCGGCACGCAGATCATCGCGCCATGTTTCTTTGTTAAGCCGACCATACTTTTTCCCCATCCATGCGTTATCACCGACACGCTCGAGGTGCGGCGGATCGAACACGACGACAGGGAAAGTGTTATCGGCAAAGGGGAGGGCGCGGAAATCAGCAATAAGGTCCGGACTAATTACCAGTTGGCGACCGTCACAAAGATCATGCTGTTCGGCGCGGATGTCACTGAACACCGCGCGCTCGTCCTGCTTGTCGAACCAGAACATGCGCGACCCGCAGCACATGTCTAAAATTGCCTGCTGCATTACATCCCCCTCTGCTTATTCTTCAGCTCGATAACAGATTGGCATTCCGCGCATGTCTGGCAGCCGGGAACTGCAGCGCGCCGCGGCTCCGGAATACTCTCTCCGCATTCACTACAATGCTCAGCTGATACGGCGTTATGGTTTATGCGGTGCGCTGCGATTGCCATGTCGATTCGCTGCTGCGAAAGCTCGTTGGCTTGATCGATGATTTCTGCTGTCATGCTGTACCACCTTCATTCTTCTCAGCTTCGACCGCCATCTGCTCAAGCTTTCGTGAAAGCTCGGCAGACAGTGCCTGAAACTCTTCATCTGTTGCTACCGGGATCGGCACAAAACGGATGCCGATATGAGCGAGCCCATGTGAAGCCTCAAGGCATTTCCTCAAATCAACGGGAGAGGCTCTGTTCATGCTGTACCGCCTGCGTTGCGCAGCCAGATGCAGACTGCGCCATCTTCCGTTTCGTGAATTGAGCCGACAAACCAACCATCACCAGCGGGAGTTTCTGGTTGCCACGCTGAAATGTCATAGCCGTCGACATCGGGGTCAACGTCATCCTCATCGCGGTAAATTACTTTCCATTCGAGGCCGTTCTTCTCCAGCCAGGTGTTGAATTCATCAGGAGAGATAAATTCACGCCCATTGCAAAATTCATCGTAGAGTGGGTGAGTCCAGTAACCATATTGATCTCGCTCTACGGGAAGGGCTTGAAACTCTGTTGTCATTGTTCGGCTCCAAACCGCCCGTTAAGGCGGCCAGTTTTGACGACGAACTCCAGGAGGCTAACTCCAAGAGGTGCAATTTGCTGGTGGTGTTTCTTGATGATGGGCTTAACTGTTGCGTCCCAGTTAGGCTTTGGCTTTTTGCGCATAGCCTGTTTGATTTCCTCGGTATAACGACGGCAGGCAGCGCGGATGGCGTTTTCGTCGGCTGGTGTCATGCGGCCTCCGTCTTCACAACGTCAATGGCGCAGCCGGGGATCAGCTCAACGGAAGTGGCGCATTGGTTCCCCCAGTGGCTCCAGCCTGGCGCTGCGCTGCGACTGAACAGCTCAATCCGCGGCACGTCGCCGTAGAGCAGCTCCAGTCGGTGCCGAACTTCCCAGGGTTTCTCGCTGTGCGCGCCAAGCGGGCTGTAGACCACCTGCTTAATGCCGGCATGCTTGCGTTCCAGTCCGACGCCGCGGGTGGCGATCAGCACGTCTTCGGTATTGGCGCGGGTGTGGTTGCCACCGTTCATGCGCGTCTCGGCATTCAGCAGGTCGAGGAAGTCGTAAAAATCGGCGACGTCTCCCTCTGCCAGAGCCTTGGTAATGCGCAGCTCGGCCAGCTGATTCAACTTCACCCAGGTGAATAGCTTCATCGTGCGCACCGTAAAACCCCACGACTCTGCAAGCGCGACCGCCTCCTGGTTATGGGTGCCGGTGTACCACATCGCCAGCACAGCGTTATCCGCGGCGAGCTCCCATACAGGGAGCCGTTTCATATCGAGCAGACTCATGGTGGGGTAGTGATCGACGGCGGCGCCGTTGCTGATCTGGTTCCCGTAAGACCAGGCAGGGTCGGCATAGATAAGTGAGTAGCGGTTCATAGGACTGACTCCATCTCATCGATATAGAGGCCAGATGCGATAAGCCGGCGGCGCCGGGCCGCTTTATCAATGCATTTCTGGCGGTTACCAGAAGCGGCCTGAGCTATAGAGCGTTTAGTGAACAGGCGCGTTTTGCCCTGCGGGGTGATGACCTTTGGCCTTGTGATCAATTCAAAGGTGCGATCGCAGATTCCATCCTCATTGAGCCAGGTTTTCGATGCGGCCAGCTGCGCAATACGGCCTTCCCCCCTGGTAATGCTGTTAGCAACGCGGTTAAATTCGATAAGCGACACGCCAAACTTCTCCGCTATTTCGCTGCCGGTTACAGGGCGGCCGCGCGTCTGAATCATCCAGACCACGCGTTCGCGGAGGCCGGAGAATTTCCCGACTTTGCCGGGCCTGCGGTAAAATGGAGTGCGTTTCATTTCCACTGCTCCCCGAAGGTAAAGCCGATCTCTTCCAGCGATTCGTCCATCTTGCTGATGAACTCCGGTACCATTTCGTTGAAGTCGGACATGTAATTGTCGTCGCGCTCAACAACCACGTGATGAATGCCTTCTCGCTTCATGCGAGGGTCATAATTCGCGAAATACCAGGCATCCTTGCCGGTTACCCACATGCTGAATTGCACCTGGGCCATGTAGGCGGATTTGATAGCCTCAAAGCCGCCAAGCCGGAATTTCATGAAGTCGCGAGAGGTGAAAGGGCACTTCAGCTCAAGGCCGCGGCCATCACTACACAGGCCGTCAGGTGAGCAGGCGGTACGCATGCCTTCGTCGCGGAACAGGATCGGAGACTCCGTGACTTTCACGTCAGTGGTGAACTCAAAAAGAGTGCGGGCGTCTTCCTCGTACTGCTTACCCCAGGCCAGCGCCTTGGCGTTTATCTCTGGCGCGACGCCGGTGCATACCTCGGCGAGTAGGGTGTGGAAGTAGGACATTTTCATGTCTGTCCACTTCTTACCAGATCTTGGCTTGGCGATGACGTTATGCACTTCGGAGGCAGTGATGACGCCGAGGCGAAGCTTATGCCACGCCTCATCGCCCTGTTCTATGGTGGTCACGTCAATGCCGGTACGCGCCAGGATGGTTTCTGGTGTCATGCTGCTGCCTTCTGTCTGAGGAACCCTAGAGCCTTAACGCCTTCCGGTTCTGTCAAGTCGGCGGGCTGTGAAATAGGGCGTTTGAAAATGCGTGAGCAGAGAGGGAGAAGATCTGCGTCCCATGTCTTATCCAAAGAGACAAGCAGGTCGTTAATCTCTTTCTGCGTAGTTTCGCTAAGCGGCGTTATATCGCGCTCAGGCTGACGCTCGGATGCAAAGTTGATACCTTCTTCGCCCTCAGTGTTAACGTGGTCGATGGCAGCGTCTAATCGTTCACGCCGCGGCCAATACTTTGCAGCCTGTTTCACGACTGTCTTAAGGATCATCTGCTCTTCGTCAGTTACCCATGGACACTTCTTGCTGTTGTCAGATTTATACTTTTTCCACGCTTCAGACCGGTCACGGATTGCGTAGATAGCGTCAATGCGCATCGTATGAGTTAGGTAATCACCGTCGTCAGTTTTTACCGTTACATACGCGCCTACGATGTCCCCGCGCTGCTCTTCGGTATCAAAGTCGTTGTAGATGTGAGCTGGTGGCTTATCGATTCCCTCGCGACGGAACTGATCATTCCTGCGAACTATGGCCGACTGGCACCACTTAATTGCGCCTGACTGCTGCGCGATATGCATCAGGCCCATGTAACTGATGTCGAGGCATACGGCGCCTTTTCTCGGTACCAGGTAAGCAAGTTTTTGTGCCGGGTTGAGAGAGATACCGATAGCGGCTACGTTGATAATGGCGTTCTGCGTGCTTGTCTGGTTCTGGAAGGCGACTTTGGCGAGATAATCGTTGTTCTGGAAAAGCTGGATGGCAAACTGGCTTTCTTTCGCCCATACCATCCGTTCGTCAGTAGCCGCCTTAACGAAAAGCGGCTCTTGCTGTTTGACGAAGTCCACAAGAGTGAAACCCATCTTTAACTCCTTTAGTCATGTTCAGAATGGGCAGGAGGCTAGTCGCTCCCATTCCTCTTCAGCTCGGGCATAGGCGCAGGCGGAGATGTAATCGTTATAGGCTTCTTCAGCTTTATCACCGACCAGGGCTAGTTGAGCCTCCTTTGGAAGAAAAAGACTGCTCATTTGCAGAGGCTTGGCCGGGAACATGGCGATCAGTTCTTTCGCCCGGTCGTCAATCCACTTTTCTTTATCCTCGGTGAGCTGTTGTTCAACCCAGCGACGATCTTCAATGCGGTCGTAAGTGAGAAATGCGCTCATGGCTTCTCCTGAATTTTTGGTGTACGAATCCCGCCCGCTTGTTGCCAGGCAGATCGGTTGAATTGGTTGGTTAGTTGCTTAAGCCGTTTCCGCGTCCATCGAGGTAGATCTCGATGAGCAGGGCTTTGGTGTAGGTACTTTCGCAGCCGCGGTGAAGGTACAGCTTCCCGCGCTTGTGAGCTGATGCTGTCCAGGTGCCGTCGCGATGCTTAACCAGCATGCCTGGCTGAACGGCGCCGCGGTTAACTGTCTGGGTACCGTAGTGCTGACTAATCATGGAAGACCTCCATCACAAACAAGGCAATCAGCAGGTATATGGCTATCAAGCCAATGCAGATGCGGGTCAGGTTTCGCCAGCACCGGCGCGACATACCGCAACGACCATCATCAAATTCATCGTGATTCATATCACCCTCGTTGCCTTATCGCCGGCCAGCGGAACAAGAAAGACTTCTGCGCTTAATCTCTGGCGGTGGATGGCCGCCGGTTGTCATAACTAAGCCGCCTCGGTGAAGCGACTGAGGTATGAAAAAACCCGCCGTGGCGGGTCTTTAAGATTTATATGTAGTGCCTGTAATCATCGTCACAGCGCTAATAATGGCCGCTGCTCTGCTGTAATATGTGTTTCCGCTATGCTTCCATCTCCTTGAGCCTCTAGAGACTTGTTCAATGCGGATAAATTGTCCGCTCTTATAAACTGAAAAATGCTTTATCGTTTTTACGCAACCTTTGTAACCTTGAGCATCAACGCTAACAGTTACTCCGCATTCACTTGCAAAACCTATTGCTTGGTCTGTTGTAGCCATCGCCTTTCCCTCTGTAGTTACCCGCTGATGCGGGAGAAATGCTTTGGCGATTGGATGGCCGGTGCTGATTTCCGGCTTACTGGTTAGAGCGCCCGCACTACCAGTGACACTGTCTTGAGGCGCCGATTGGTTACGGCTTGCCATGGGCGCTGTGAATACATCGGTCGCGCATCAGCCTGCGCATTCATCCAATCCCAAAACATTCCTGCTTTGGTGCCAAAAAAGAGATTTACTATTGTCTGGATTAACAAGTCGCACTGAATTACTGTTTAAGTTTGGATGCTTAAGAGAGACAAAAATGAATACGGCCTCTTGGAATAAGTTCGCGACACGCCCCATTTGCAAAGCGCGGTTTAAAATCGGCCGCCTTAATCGACACATAAAAATTCACCCAGGCATAACACCTGAAGGAGAGTTACTGATAAGAAATGCAGTTATTGCTTCGCTGAGGAAGTCTTATATTGAAGAGCAACTTGAAAGCGACCTCCGCATCACTCAACCAAAAAATATCAGCGCCACTAATGTTTTGATGAGCAGGAAACAGCAATATCATTCTTCAAAAACAGTTTCTGGTGGCTCTTTTGGTCAGGGGAAGAAAAAGTGAAAGCAGACACTCTCGGCAAAAAATGCGTTTGTGAAGGACGAAATCCCCAGTGCGCATTTTGTGGTGGCTGGGGATATCTGGATTCGATTGGAGAAGCCAGAAGTTCATCTGGACCACTTTCTCCACCTATCAAAAAGTCAAAAACTAAGCGAAAAAAACAGAGTTCATTGCCGATTTCAACACCGCCAAAACCAAAGGTTCAAAAGGTTAAACCTAAGATGAATATTGAGCCTCGCTGCGTGTTATGTGGCAAAGTTGTTGAAGATTTCTCATCTCATAATTGCGTAACCCCTAATAGAGAATCACTCTGGAAAAAGCTTAGCGAGCTGTAACCTGCTTCCCTTTCCGGTGTCCTGCAGCGTATATCGCCACATCCGGCAGACACATGCCGCTTTCTAACTGTCGATGACCAAACTCATTGCTGTAGACGATTGCTGCACGCTCAATCTGACGCTTGTACTCCTGGCGTTGCCATACTGCGTCCTGAGCAACGAATTTAATTGGGGTCGCATCTTCGATTCGCTCTGGTGTGTGGTGTTTACCCTTGGCCTGAACCTGAGCGCGACTGAGGGTTGGGCGATGCATCGTCTCTGAGCTCGATGTAATAGCGTTCTGAAGCGAGGCACGGCGCTCACGTCGACGACCAGATGACGAACCATTGAATGCTGTTCTGCGTGTCATATAGACCTCCTGATGAACTTTGGTGATTGGATGGCTGGATTCGAACCAGCGATCGCACTTTGAGGAAGTCCAGCGATCAGACTTGCAATCCATCACGCTGAACTGCTGGCCAGCACTCCATAGCCCGCTCTTTCCAACTGAGCTACATCCAATCCCAAAGTTCACTTTGGTTAGTTCGGCTTTTCAGCCGCGTAGATTCATCGCTGAATCGTTGTGTTTTCACCGTCCTGGTGAGCGTTAAGTCCTGTCGATGGATACAATAATCACCGCTAGTGGTATTTAAGTCAACACCGCAAGAGATAAAATATTACCGCAAGTGCTTAAATGGTTGATATGTAGAAACATTTATTTTTTATGGTTGTAATGTGCTCAAAATATCAACAGGGAAAAGAAGTGAATCGAGGTGAACTGGAAGAGATGGCCGCACAACTTTTATTGCCAGCGAGATTGCGATCAGCAAAGATGCGATTGCTGATGGCTTAGAGGCAAAGAGCAGAGCTTTAGGGAATGTCATCCACAAGGGATTGTTGCGTGACGCTGCAGAGATGGTGAGGAAAGGAAAGTAGGGCAATAAAAAACCCGGCGCGGTGGCCGGGAGGAAGGTTATGCGTATCTATTTTTGAACCAAAATTTTTTTTGCAAATTCAATCGTGTCTTTATGATTTGATGCTGCTGTATGGTTTATTTTCTTGGAGTCCATTGTTTTTTTAATAGTATTAATCACTTTCCGTTGGCCAGATGTAGGAGATTCGGGTACTTCTAGAGTAAACAGCACATCGTCGATATCTAGCAAGTTCTCTTCGGCCGCACGGGTAACCCTCATTACCCAGGTATCACTATGTTCCATCATTTTCCCCGGTTCAACTTGAGTAAATGCGAGCGGTTTGATAGCACATTGAATTTCATTATCTTTTTTTGCAACCAAAGGCATGGTGAACTTGGCATATGAACCTTCAATAGATTCAAGCTTAAACGCATTCTTAAGTCCATCGATTCTGTCAATGCTTCGTTTTAGTTCCCGAGCCAGTACGTCTTCACGGCGTTCTTTTGTATAGTCTGAGTGGTTTACATACTTATTGTAAATTCGATCCATCTCAGACTTAGGGTTCTGACTGAGAATGACCCTGACAGAGCTAAATTGGAAAATTGACTCTTTTTTTGCTGTGAAATATCTAAAAAATTGAGCAAGTTGATGGTGACCACTGATCTGAGTGGCTTGGGCTTTAGCAAACTGTAACTCTCTTTGAATCGTGTCTTTTGCTACCGGGAAAATACAGTCGTCATGGAAAAAGCTTCTTACGCGAGAGTCGTTGCGCTTTGTTATCTGGAAGTCAAAAAAGTTTTCTTTTGGCGCGCACATAACCACACCTATGTTTGCGAACTCTTCAGTTTCCGCATAGGGTGCGTATCGAACAATGCTGTATAGGCATGGAGTATTCATGCTATGTCGCTCCAAAATTCATCGCTATCGCCTTTCTCTAAAGTATTTTGTACAAAAGGTAAAAAATCATCGTCAACAATCCATTCTTCAGGGATATCTTGAATGATTGCTGGTAGCTTACAGTAGCAGTCCACTACCTTTTGTCTGTACTCAAGACGATCAACTAAATCGTACTCCCATTTCCGATTTCCCGGGCCATAAACATGTACTGTAAAATCTTCCGGACCAGCATTTTTATCAAATGATAGGTTATGGTCAATTAGATAATACTTATCATGGCCAACATCATAAAGAATGTTGACGTTTCCTCCTTTGTCTGTGAGAGTGCGATCAGCATTTAGTACCCATTTATCAAACGCATATATTAATTTTTGTTGTTCAGTTGGTATGATTGCGGCATTTCTTGACTGGGTAAAAGTAAGGTCGACTGCACCTTCTATGTATCTTGAGGCAAAGGCAAGACCGGGGAAGATTTCATGTTGAAGTTCTGGTGAATATTCAATCAGCTCCTCAGGGACGAAAACAATCTTAAATTCGGGCAGTGATAGCCCTATGTCATTAGCCAGACAACCAGCAATAAATTCAGCCAGAAGGTTTTTTGGGGGCATCGATGGCTTTGATTTCAAAACATACATTTGCCCATCATCGCATTTGCACAGAAATGGTTGAGTAGACCCTTCCTTGATGCGTCGGATAATTTCAATGACACTAGGAATGACTCCACCGTTGTTGTCCACATTTGCCATCACGATCCCTTTGGATTTTTAAATATTGAGTAGAATCTGTTCAACACTATGATTTTATTTAATATTTTATGTGGCCGTGGCTACTAGTTATCTTAGTCAAAATCATCCCGCTCATCCTTCCGCTTGAAGAAAACTTTATCCAGCCTTAGCACGATCCCAACCAGCCCGATAATCAGTAAAGTAATCAGTATGGGGATAACCAAGTCAGACATGCTTCCTCTGCGTTTATATGGGCTTATCCAAACGTCTCATCAGGCCATTGGCTCGCGACTACCTTACCTACAACCCGGCAATGTTCGTTGCATGGAATCATAGGGAACTGTGGATTAAGGGGTTGCAGGAACACTTGCCCGCTATCCTTGATCAACCTTTTGAAGGTGAATTCATCACCTCCCAGTCTAGCAATACAAAAATCTCCTGGATCCACCGGCTGTTCGGGGTCAACCAATATCAACATTCCTTCTGGAAAGCTTGGTCGTGAACCAGTTGGAGCCGTCATGGAATGACCATCAACTTCTAACCAGAATGAATAATCACTGGCCTTTTTGGTTGTACTAACCCATCGTTCTGCATCGCGGGAGGTGAAAGTACGAAACTCCGGAGAGAACATCCCTGCTTGAACGTGTGAAAAAACTGGGTATTCGTAATCATTACCTGAAGGAGGAACGGCTGAAACTGATTTGTACATCTCCTCAATTTCTTTGGCAAGCGAAGGGCTAAATTCACCTACGCTAACCTGTAGTATTTTTGCTAGAGCGGCGGCATTGCTGGCGTTAAGTGCATTTACACCATTCAGGAGAGCGGCAATGGCTGATTGTCCGACATTAAGGGCATCGGCGATGGACTCTTGCGAGAGCTTAAGTGTTGACTTCTTGCTCTCATAAATCAGCTTAAGTCGCCTTGCGTCTTCAAGTTGATCGGCAGTTAACGGTTTCTTTTTTATGCTCATAGTTAAAATCTAACACCGGGAGGGATAATTTGCTAACACCGCATGTGTTGACATGATTACCTCCTGCGGTGATAATCAATTTCATGCTCATAGGAGGTAGTATGGAACAGCGCATAAAACTTAAAGATTACGCTCAGCGCTTTGGTCAGACTAAAGCTGCTCAGGATCTTGGCGTTTACCAGAGCGCCATTTTCAAAGCCATCACATCTAAGCGCGATATCACTGTTATCGTTCATGCCGATGGCTCCGTTTCCGCAGAAGAACTGAAATCATTTCCGAGTAATCGCCGCGAATATAACGCAGCATAAAGATTGCCAACCACAACGGCGACCCCGCCTACGTAGCTGAAAAGCTAATCCTTATAAAAGTCAAATCAGGCTTTGCACCTTATGTGCAAGGTCCATCTATCTATTTGTGTTTCGAAAAGGAAATCACATGCAATCACTTACGTATCACCACAATACCGGATTCGTTCCGGCCGCGATGATAAATCGCGCTCAAACAAAACAGGATCACGATCATGAGCTGGTCCGAAATGCAGTAAGAGCCTGGGCGTCGGCTATCGACAATCAGGACGTGGTATCGGCTTTGATTATCAACGAGTACCGGGAGCAAGGCGGCGATTCAATCATCTTTCCGGACGACATCAGCCGGGCCCGGCAGAAACTCTTTCGCTTCCTGGATAACCGGTTTGATTCCGATCAGTACCGCGAGAATGTTCGCCAGCTGATACCGGCAATCATGGCCGTATTACCGCTCGAATTCCGCACCAAGCTGGCGCCGCAGAACGACACCATGTCGCTGATAGCTTCGGCAATGAAAGAGTGTGCAGAGGCCAAGCAGGCGGTGCTTCTTAACGCACCTGAGCATCAGAAACTGAAGGAGGTAAGCGAGGGTATCGCTTCACTGTTTCGCCTCATGCCGGAGCAGGTAGGCCCACTGATGACGATGGTGACATCGATGTTGGGAGTTATGTGAAGACTTCAGAAATGGTGAAAGCCGCGGTGCTGCAACACCAACGGCTTTCAATTGCAAATAACGTCAGTCAATTGCGAGGTCATTATGACAAACGCTAATCAAAAACGCCAGGCGCAGGAGGTTTAACTGTGTCGAACGTAGCTTACGCCAATTTCGCGGCACACTCAGCCGCTAGGAGCAACAGGATGGAGAACCAGAAGTCTGGTTACGTCCCGTTGTACCGGAGCATCAAGAAGAAGTCATGGGCTAAAGACGTGTTCCTGCGCACATTGTGGGAAAACCTTCTCATTGACGCAGCCAGGCAGCCATATGTGGCCTTCTTCAAGGGCAAGCAATGGCCTCTGCAACCCGGTCAACTGGTCGTCACTGCTGCAGATCTTGGGCTTCAGTTGTGTGACCGTCAGGGTAATCCGACAAGCCGTGACGCAGTGGAGAGAATGCTGTCTGTTTTCGTTCGCGAAGGGATGATCACCATCGAGGGGGAGAAGCGAAAAGGCAGGGTGATCACCATTAAAAACTATGTCGAATATGCTCAAAAAATGGACGATTTACCCGCACATAAAACCGCACATACAAGCGCACATGACGAAGCCAGTAATGGCGCGGGTTCGGAAGGGTATGCCGCACATAAGGCCGCACAATTCCCCGCACATCATGAACAAGAAGGTAATAACAAGAATATAAATAACTCTTCGTCAGAGAATTCTGACGAATCCTCTGACAAGCCCGGAAAGAAAACTCCTGTTTTGAGACCAGAAGCAGCGATCCAGAGCGGCACAAAATGGGGCAACTCTGAAGACCTCCGCTGTGCTGAATGGCTGTTCACCGTCGTACAGGGCATCGCCCCCTCTGCAAGAAAACCGAACTACGCCACCTGGGCGAATGATATCCGCCTGATGCGAGAGCGTGACAAGCGCACCCACAAGGAAATTGCCTCGCTGTTCAAGTGGGCCTGTGAAGACAAGTTCTGGAAGGGCAATGTCCTATGCCCATCAACCCTTCGCGAAAAGTGGACCCAACTCGATATTAAGCGAGGGAAGCAGACCAACGGAACTGCTGCCGACAAACCGAAGATTGACCTGACCAACACTGACTGGATTTACGGAGTGCAGCTATGAAAAGCCTTGCAGAGCAGATGCATAACTTTGACCGCGAGCAGATGCGCCGCGTTGCGCACAACCTGCCGGAGCAGTGCGACGAGAAACCGCAGCTTGAACAGGTGGCCCAGGTCATCAACAGCGTGTTCAGCCAGTTGCTGGCTGCGTTCCCGGCAACCACTGCTAACCGTGACCAGACCGAGATGAACGAAATCCGGCGCCAGTGGGTTCTGGCATTCAGAGAAAACGGCATCACCACCATGGAGCAGGTTGCGGCTGGCATGCGGGTAGCCCGTCGTCAGGAGCGTCCATTCCTTCCGTCACCCGGCCAGTTTGTCGCCTGGTGCAAAGCTGAAGAAGCCGCGGCGGCCGGGTTACCTAACGCCGATCAGCTGGTGGACATGATTTACCAGTATTGCCGTACGCGCGGACAGTATCCGGATGCCGAGTCCTACCCCTGGGAGTCCAGCGCGCACTACTGGCTGGTTACATCCCTGTACCAGAACATGCGCGCAAACGGCCTCAGTGACGCTGAGTTGCGCCGTAAGGCATCAGAGGAACTGGCGCGCATGGCTAACCGAATTAACTCAGGAGAGACAATTCCGGAACCCGTTAAGCAACTTCCTGTTCTTGGTGGTAAGCCGCTATCACGCATGCAGGGGCTGGCCAGACTGGCTGAAATACGCGAGAAGCACGGACTGAGAGGGCGCAAACAATGACCGGCAAAGACGCAATTCTGAATTACCTCAAGACACATAAAACCTGCAGCTCACCGGAGGTGGCTGAAGCTTCTGGCATGTCTCACACCTGCATTAACCAGGCGGCCAACATTCTGGCAAAGCAGGGCGCACTGGTAGCAGTAGCGAAGGTATGGCGAACGGTTCACTACCGGCTGGCTACCGAGGAAGAAATCTCCAGCCAGAAGAGCACCAATCAGATTTTCAACGAGTGCCGGCAGAGCCCGGTTATGAAACGAATTTTAGCGGTCTACGGGAGAGCGCAGGCATGAATAACGAACTCACAACAGCACTGTTAACTATCGAGAAGAGTCGTGAAGCATCAGGCTGCCCTGCTGGCGTCGACCTGCAGGACTGGGTGAAGCAGCTGGCGGCGGAGAATGTGGGGATGAAGAGTGCCATTACAGACCATAGTCATTCGGTTCACTTCTGCGAGGTTTGCGGAAAGGATGACCAATGCAGCACTGACGATGTTTGTTATGTGCTGAATGAAACCCCCGCCACCGATCGCATCGTAGCCGGGATTAAGGCTGATGGGGTGGAAGAGTTTATTTCTATGCTGCGCGAGGGGGCCGACAAATGAGCAAGGTAAACCGTGATTTAGTTGCAAGCGCGATGATGAGCAGTATTGAAAATTACCTGTTTGAAATTCTCGATTCTGTTGAAAACGAAGTTGGGGCACTTACGGCAGAAGATCATTACGAGATTAACTCCTTGGTCCGTGGCGCGATTGAAAAGGCATCGACTGAACTTGGAGGTGCTGCATGACTGATATCAACAGACTGATTACCAGCCTCAAGCGCCGCTCAGCCCACGCAAAAGAGTTTGGCCACGATGTGCTGTTCGTAAAGTTAGAAGACATTGATGCGCTGGTAGAGGCGCTGGAATCGAGTATATCATCCTCAAATTTGCTGGGTAATCCTTGTGAAAAAAGAGGCACTCTTAGCGATCAGTGCATTGAGACATCCTTGAACTGCGTCGACAGAGCACCTCTAAAGACATCGTAGATGTGACCAAATCAACGTTAACATTAGGGTTATTTATTTCTTTTAATTTCAGTTAGTTAAGTATATGTCAGCCTAAAGAGTGTCACCATTTCTTTAATCGATAGTGAAGTTGACTAACGTAAAAATCAGGACTATAAATACTGTATAAATATACATGTGTATTTATACAGTATAGGTTTTCGTAATCGACAAGGAAAAATGGAAATGGTTGACCAAAAAAGCAATGCACAAGTTTTAAACGGTGTTAACGACGATATTTCAGAAATGAAATCACTGACCACGTTGCGCAAGCGTGTGGTTACCGATGGTGAGGTGGTTTCTAAATCACAGAACGCTTTTCGTCTGGCGAGTGGTAAAACGGGTGTCATCCTGCGCAATGACGGTAATGACTTTTATGCTCTTGTAACTCCAGAAGGTCAGGCGCAAGACGGACAATGGAACACCCTTCGCCCATTATCTTTCAATCTCAAAACTGGTCGAGTTTCTCTCCGTAATGGCGTGGACATTTCTGGTGGGGCAGTAGTTTCGCATAATGCAGGAATTTCGGCGCGTACGACCGGCCCGTCGCCGATCATAAATGGACAGACCTATTCAGCCCCCTCCATTCATACCGATTTTACCAGCGGTAATATTACGACCCAGATGATGATGGGCTCCCGGGTAGATGCAGGCAAGCAAGATTACGGTCTGCTGTCCTATCGCGACTGGCAAGGTAACTGGAACGAACTGCGCGTTCGATCAAATGCCGAACTGGATGCCGGGCAGTTTACCAAACGCAATTCAGAGGGATGGATTAAAGCTGCAGGTAACCGTAACGTCAACAATGATAAAGACCGTAAAACCAATGCGTTATGGATTCAGGGCGCGGGGGATTTATCAGCAGACTTATATCACTATGAGCGCATTGGTCAGCATCATTTCCTCGGTCTGCATGTGGCCAATGGCGGTGCGCAGGGGTGGTATGAATTCCGTAATGACGGGCATGCCTACACCAACGGGGCCTGGAGCAGCAGCTCCGATGCCCGCATGAAAACAAATGTTGAGAGAATCGACAATGCGCTGGACAAACTCGGCAGCATCAGTGGCTACACCTATCTCAAGCAGGGTGTACCGGAAGCCGGGGTGATTGCCCAGGAAATCGAGACCGTGCTTCCTCAGTCGGTCACGCTGACAGAGCTGACACTCAATGACGGCAGCGTGCTGCCGGATGCACGCAGTATAAATATCAACGGCGTGGTGGCCCTGCTGGTTGAAGCGCTGAAAGAGGAGCGTCTGGCCCGTCAGGAAGACCAGGCTCTGTTGCTGAAAGAACAGGAAGCCCGGCTGGAGCTTGAGCGCCGCCTGGACGCACTGGAAAGCCGGATCGGGCAGGAGACCGGGTTATGAGTGATATTAACTACAATGAGAACGACTACAATAATGGGGTACCGCCGGAACCCGGCGTCGTCTGGTACGAGGACCACTGGGCCTGGCCTACGCGCGGATATGATATTCCGCCAGGCCCCGGTGACAGCGAGCCGGGAAGAGTGGTGACTCCCCAGAAGAAGCAGGATACCTGGCCGAAAAGGCCCAACGTGAAAGAGTGGTATGTACCGGGCGAAAAGCCCTTTGACCCCATTACGGGTGACGGCTGGGTACCCGAAGAAGACGGCTATAATGAGGCGTTGCCGGACGGCGTGCCGGCGGTGGTGCAGGACGCTGTTAATCAGGTTAAATCCATTCCCCTGAAGGGCGGCATGTCCGCCCGTGATATCTGGCGACTGACGCCCGCCCCGGACTATCCGGGTCCCAAAAACACCTTCGACCCTGCGTTTATCTGGTTCCCCGCACAGGCGCTGACTGATAGCAACCTGTCTGCGACGGCAGCGGCCCCGGAGCATGTGCCGGTGCATACCCGCATTCTGGATGATGTTCATGACGGGGTGCAGTTCATTTCCGCCGTATCTGCCGGCCCAGAGGCATATGACCTGCCGGTGGTGAAAGCCACGGCACACGGGGCGTATTACACCATCGGGCGTCTGCCAGGGGCGATGGGCCCCTACACGTTTGAGTTTTCCGCAAAAGCTTCCCGGGAGGACTCCCGTTTTGTCAGAAACGAGGCGCAGAGCGGCGGTGAGGTACGTGAGGCGGGGTTCACGGTGGGGGCCAATACTAGCGACTGTATAGTCTGGTTCCCGGATGGCAGCGGCGTGGAGCCGGTGTATTTTTCCATGACCATGAAAATGCCGGCGGGGCCGCTGCAGCGTCGCCAGGAGGCGGAAAACCGGGCCCGGACGGAAGCGGATGCGGCCAGAACAAAGGCAGAAGCTGAGGCCAAAGCAAAATCAGACGCCGAGGCCAGAGAAAAAGCGGATGCAGAACGCAAGAAGGAAGAAGAAATCCGGCGTAAAGCCGAAGAATCCCGTAAGGCGCTGTTTGCGAAGGCTGGTATCCTTGACACGCCGGTTTACACGCCGGATATGGTGAAAGCGGCCAACGCGGTGCTGTCGGCGGAAGGCTCAATGGCTCTGAACCGTGCCCCGGGAATGGTTCAGCTGTCCGCAGCGGGCGTGGGGACGCTTCCTTTCAATAGCAGTCTGGCGGGATGGGAGGCCGGTGCGCTGTGGCGTGGCGTCGACGTGCTTGCCAGAATCGCGCCGGTCGCGTCCGCCGTGGCCACGGTTGCCACTGTACTCACCCTTGTCAGGGCTGCACTGGATATCCCCGCAGCAGGTGAAGGCAGCGACAGGGTACCCGGACGCGACGTTGACATGCTTGCCGCGCAGGCCAACCTGTATACGGCCATGAAGACGGAAATTAAGCCGGGAATGAAGAGCGTGGACCTGCCCGTCAGGGGGTATGTCTCCAGTGACGGCAATGGCCGGCAGTCGGTGAACCTGGTCAGAACGGGTACGGGCGGGATTTCGGCCACGGTACCGGTGCTGAGTGCCGTGCGTGACAAGGCGACAGGGCTTGATAAAATCACGGTACCGGCGATGTCTGGTGCGCCGTCGCGGACCATCCTCGTGAATCCGGTTCCAATTGGCCCTGCTGTACCGTGGCATACCGGCAATAGCGGGCCAGTGCCAGTGACACCTGTTCACACCGGTACAGAGGTGAAGCAGGCTGACAGTATCGTCACGACAACTTTGCCAATTGCAGACATTCCGCCACTACAGGACTTCATCTACTGGCAGCCGGATGCTTCTGGAACAGGTGTTGAGCCAATTTATGTAATGACTAGTCAACCCAGGAAAGGAGTAAAAGACTACGGACATGATTATCATCCGGCTCCAAAAACTGAAGAAATTAAGGGGTTGGGAGAGTTGATTGAGTCTCGGAAAAAAACTCCAAAACAAGGGGGAGGTGGTCGACGAGATCGATGGGTGGGAGATAAAGGACGAAAAATCTATGAGTGGGATTCACAGCATGGAGAACTTGAAGGTTACAGAGCTAGCGACGGCTCTCATCTTGGAGCATTTGATCCAAACACCGGCAAGCAACTTAAAGGTCCGGACCCTAAACGTAACATCAAAAAATATCTTTGAGGTGAATTAATGGGACTGAAATTACGATTAGAATGGTTTAATAAGCAAACAGATTTATTAGTTGGCAAAGAGTACTCTAAGGATTTTGGTGATGATGGTTCGGTTATCGAAAGCCTAGGTATTCCTTTAAAGGATAATATCAATAATGGTGGTTTTGATTTAGAAGATAGTTGGATTCCATTATTGCAACCTCATTTTAAAAATAAAATTGAAACTGATAAGAATCTATACCAGATTTCATTTGATTATCGTGACAGTTGGTAACATGCCTACCTAAGAAAATATAGCCAGCCTTCGTGGTTGGCTATATTTTTAGTTGATTTACAATTATCAACCAGCCATAATCATGTCATCGGAGTCTGAACAACTCCGGTGACTTCTGCGCTTTGAGGGGACTCAAAGTGCAAACGACAATCAGAACACCTTTCAACCAGTCACAGATGCAGAAATGCACCTGCGATTTTCTGCATTCTGCGGTTTCCGTTAGGGAGGCCGTATGACACTTTCAGTAGACGGCATCAAACTCCATCGAGGCAACTTTGCAGCCATAGGTCAGCAGATCCAGCCACTGCTGGATGCCGGCCAGTGCTTCCGCTTGCAGGTTAAGCCTTGGCGCGAGAAGCGCAGCCTTTCTCAGAACGCGCTCAGCCATATGTGGTACAGCGAAATCAGCGAATACCTCATCACCCGCGGCAAGACCTTCGCTACTCCTGAGTGGGTCAAAGACGCGATGAAGCACACCTATCTCGGCTACGAAAGCAAAGACCGCGTGGACGTCGTGTCCGGCGAGGTCACCACTGTGCAATCTCTCCGCCACACATCCGATCTTGAAACCGGCGAGATGTACATTTTCCTGTGCAAAGTCGAAGCCTGGGCGATGAATATCGGCTGTCACCTGACCATTCCCCAAAGTTGCGAATACCAGCAGCTGCGCGATAAGCAGGAGGCCTGATGTCTACTCCACTTTCCCGCGTTATCACAAACGAAATCTTCCGCGTTCCGGCACGCCGCAAGCGCAAGCAGGAATCAAGCCCATCAGAAATACCAACACTGCTCGGATATACCGCCGGACTCGTTGATAAGAAATGGCTGCGCCTGGCGGCAAGGGGGAAGCGTGGTTAAGAAACCCCAGCGCCGCTGCAAAATCTGCCGGGCTAAATTCACCCCGGCATTCGAAAACCATCGTTGGTGCTGCCCTGAGCATGGTGCTGAATTTGCCATGCAGGAACTTGAGAAGAAACGCGAAAAGCAGGCTCAGGCAAAAGCGAAGAAAGAGCGCGCCGAATGGCGCAAACGCAAGGCCGCGGTGAAACCTCTCAGGCACTGGGAGGATATGACCCAGCGTGTAGTTAACGACTATATCCGCGAACGAGACTACGACTTGCCATGCATCAGTTGCGGCACTTTCGACACTGTTCAGTGGGAAGCCGGCCATTATCGCTCCCGTGGTAAAGCATCGCACCTGCGCTACAACGAGGACAACATTCACAAGCAGTGTCATCACTGCAACGTGCAGTTGTCCGGTAATCAGCAGCAGTACCGCATTGGCCTGGTAGAGAAAATTGGCGCTGAACGCGCCGAGGCGCTTGAAAACAACAATACCCCTCACCGATACACCATCGAAGAACTGGAAGGCATCAGGCGCCATTACAGCGCGCAACGCCGTGCGCTCATAAAACAACGGGAGGTCGCATGAAATTGGAAGCGTCACTTAAACACTTCAGCCCTCAGGGTATGCACATCAGCGACGACGTGAAAGGAACCTCTCCGGATCGCATCACAGGAACAGACGTCATGGCCGCAATAGGGACAACCAGTTCCCGCGCACGATTCGGAGTTGCTGCATTCTTTGGTAAGGCAGGTATTAGTAAGAGTGATGAGAAACTGGCGGTGCAAGCGCTGGCGCGTCACGCCATTGATACGGCACCCAAGAACGTGCGCAAGGCCGCGGGGAAAGAACTTGGGCGCTGCTGCCTGATTCTGGCGCAATTTGCCTTTGCAGAGTATTCCCGCTCGGCTGCAACAACGGGAGCCTGCAGAGTATGCAATGGCGCCGGGAAGGTGCAGACGACCACCACGGAGCGCAAGGTTACATACCCGTGGGGTAAGGCGCCTTATTGGGCGAAAAGATCCCGTGCCGTTCGTCCGTCTGACTGGGAAAAATGGACTGAAGTAACCGCCCTCACCAGCGCAAAGTGTGAAGCTTGTAACGGGAAAGGGAAAGTTAATGCCCGCTGTCGCTGCGGCGGTTCTGGTGAGGTGCTGGACCGCAAAGCGACAAAAGAGCAGGGCGCGCCGGTATATAAAACCTGTGAGCGCTGCTCAGGAAAAGGGTTCACCAGCGTTAAATCTGCCAACGCTCACCGAGCGATTCAGATGCACATTCCCGATCTGCACCAGTCATCGTGGTCGCGCAACTGGAAACCATTCTACGAAGGGCTGGTGGATATTCTTCACAAGGGAGAGCGTCAGGCTTCAGCAGAATTTGAGAAGGCAACGCGTTATTGATGTGATCGGAGCAGATGTCGACACTTTTTTGCAAGTTAATGTTGACTTTGCATAAAACTGTCCTGTATGCTTTCCATCGTGGGATATTACGCCTACACGACATCAAACCCGCCGCAGTGCGGGTTTTTTTATGCCTGCAATTCTTCGCGCCACGCTCGGCGCAATTCAACCACAGAGCCTTTCAGGGGTGAGCCATAGGGAATAGTCAGTGTGACTATCTCTGTGGGCTGATCATTCCTGAGCGCTGGCTCACCCGCTAAAAGGAAAGTCACTATGTTTGGTCTCTTCAAAAAGAAAGCACGTAAAGCCGTTGTTGAAGTTAAGAAAATGGAAAATCGCGATGCGGTAGAGGCGACTGTATGGGGCGCTTACTCCATTGCGTATGCCGATGGTACCTGCGATGCGAAAGAAATCGCCACGCTGGAAAAAACTATTTCAGCGCTGCCAGCCTTCGCGGCGTTCGCCGGTGAAATCGCACAAATGAGTAGTAATATTCGTGCTCGTTACGAAGCTTCACCACGTTCTGCTAACGCTCAGGCGCTGCGTGAGCTGGCTGATGTTGCGGGTACAAATGACGCTGTTGATGTTCTTTGCCTGTGCCTCGATGTTGCTGATAACGACGGTATCGGTGAAGAAGAAGAGAAACAGCTGAAGAAAATCGCTCAGGCTCTCCAGCTTCCTCTGGATCAGTACCTGTGATCGGCAAACTGCGCTGGGCAGCCGCCGGGGTTTTGTTGTTCCTGGTGGTTGCCATCGATTTCACAAGCAAAATGATGTCTATCCTGGCGGATGGCGTGCTGGTGGCCGGAGTTATCGCTTTACTCTGGCCACTTATTAAATCCAGTGATTAACACTGTGCAAAAGGTCATTAATGATGGCCTTTGACGGAGTGATAACGATAGCCGTTAAGACGGCATTTTTTCCCCTCATTTTGAGAGGACTCACAGCAATAAGAGGGGGCTTAATGTCCGATCCTTTAACTGGTACCGGCCTGATTTTTGGCGGTGGGCTAATTGGTTCCGTTGTGTATGGCGTCATCACTCATACCGATTTTGGTGTGGTGTTTGGTGCATTCGGCGGGGCTGTATTTTATGTGGCAACGACTGCAAACCTGACGCGAGGGAAGCAAGTAGCTTATTTCATGACGTCGTTTATTGTCGGTGTCCTGGCCGCTGGACTATTAGGATCAAAATTTACTACCTGGACAGGCTATACAGACCGACCGTTAGATGCGCTCGGAGCGGTGGTGGCATCTGCTGTCACCATCAAGGTCCTGACTTTCATTAACAGCCAGGACCTGAGCAGCCTGTTCGGATTACTTTCCCGATTAAAGGGGGGAGGTTCGAGTGGTAATAAATGACCCGGCTGCGCTGGTCAATGCGGTGATATGTGCCGTTATAGTCTGCGCATTGATGTTTTATCAACGACACGGTGCCAGGCATCGGCCTGGTATCTCGATTCTTGCTTACTTGCTGGTGTTGATTTACGCGAGCATACCTTTCCAATTTATCTTTGGTCTTTACGTTCAGTCTCACTGGCTGGTGGTGCTGGCGAACGTGATGATATGCGCCGCCGTGCTGTGGGCACGGGGTAACGTGGCGCGTCTGGTCGATACACTGAGGCACTAATGAATCAATCTCAATTTCAGAAGGCGGCTGGTATCGGCGCCGGGTTAACTGCGCGTTGGTTTCCGCACATCACAGCTGCGATGAAAGAGTTCGGTATTACTGCTCCACTCGATCAGGCAATGTTCATTGCCCAGATGGGGCATGAGTCCGGAGGCTTTACCCGGCTGGTGGAGAATCTGAACTATGCAGCAGAGAGCCTTGTACCTACGTTCGGCAAACACCGCATCACCGCCCAGCAGGCCGCAGCACTCGGCAGAACGGCAACACAATCAGCTAATCAGCGAGCAATCGCAAATCTGGTCTATGGTGGGGAGTGGGGCGAAAGGAATCTCGGTAATCAGGTTGCCGGTGATGGCTGGAAATATCGCGGGCGAGGGCTGAAGCAAATCACAGGGTTAAGCAACTATCGCAAATGCGGCCTGGCACTAAAACGGGATCTGGTTACGCAGCCGGAATTGCTGGAACAGGACGAAAATGCAGCGCGTTCCGCAGCGTGGTTCTTTGCCACCAGCGGCTGCCTTGTGTATTCCGGCGATGTGGAACGTATCACGATCATTATTAACGGCGGTAAAAACGGTCTTGATGACCGCCGTCGCCGTTTTAATATGGCAAAAGCCGTGCTGGTATGAGGCTGCTATGGGAATTGAAATGATTATCGGCCTGGTGGCAGCGGTGATTGCAGCTATCGCTGGCGCTTTTGGTTTCGGCCATGCGCGTGGCACCAATAAAGCGGAAGCCAAAGCAGACAAGAAGCGGACCGAAGAGAACGCCGCTGCTACCGTCGCCGCGGCAGAACGGAAAGAGGAAGCCACCAGAGAGGCCAGCGATGTACAGCAGACTGTTAGCCATATGCCTGATGACGATGTTGATCGTGAGCTGCGCGAAACGTTTACCCGCCCCGGTGGTGGTTGATACGGCCTGCAGTTGGGTACGAATTATCTACCTGACCGACCACGATATCGACGTGCTGGATAAGCAGACCAAGCGCGACATTCTGGCGCACAACAAATCGGTGCTGGCCAACTGCCAGAGCATTACCCCTACTCATTGAGTTAAATAAATGGCCTCATCCTTGAGGTCCACGGGTAAGTAAACGCAAGGTCTTTTATGTAATGGCTCTTTTAGCCTAGGAGCCAGCTCAGAAACAACAAGCGTAAGCGGTAGATATTTATGATTTTTTTTCTGCTGCTTATCCACAACCTACCGAAGAGTCTAAGAAATGATTGCAACCATAGGAACAATTATCGTTTGGGCGCTCATTGTTGTGGGTGGAGTTATTGGGATTCTGTGCGCGTTTATCGGTCTTATGTTCCTCATTAACTTCCCCATTCGCTAACCCCACTAAGGGATAACGCCAACAATATTCCTATCAAAGGATAAAACATGACTCCATTAATTCTTACCGCAGAGCAAATCAAAGCTCTGGCAGACTTCGCCGAACAGGATGGTCAACCCGCTTATACGATCACTCAGGCCTGCATCCCCGAATTTGAAGCTGATGACGGCAGCACTGTGCCGGGTTATGAGGGCATTGTCGCCTACTCCGAGTCAGAAGAGCACGGTGTACTTCAGTTGGAAGATTAAGCATTACAGAAACCTCTCCTCGGATGAGGACCCCAATGTCTACTATTAATAGGTGTTCTCATCTACACGTGAAGGCTGTACCTTGATAATGTTGATTATCATTTACGATATTGGTGTTGTTATGAAAAAGGGATTTATCGGTACGATCTTCCTGTGTGGTATGCTTCTGGGGTGTGCCAGCCCCGTTAAAAACCCGCATCCAAAGCTGCTATATTCTCCGAGCCCAGCATATCCATATTACGCACTAGCTAACAGGATTGAAGGAGATGTGACGGTTAGATATAACGTAGGTGTTGATGGGAAGATATCAAAGGTTTGGATTCTAAAATCAGAACCTCAGCACCTTTTCGACTCTGCAGTCATTGCGGCAATGGCTCAATGGCGTTATGAAATCAATAAACCGGTTCAAGGCTTAACAAAAAAAATATATTTTAAAATCAAAGCTCCGTCCGAATAAGCCAGAGAGCAGAGCGTTGAGACTTCCTTTATTAATACTGAATTCGTTGTCATCGCAAAGGCCACCTACGGGTGGTTTTTTATGGCATTACAGAAGTCATTCCATAGAGTGGCTTTGATAATGATGTGCTGAAAAAATCCCGCCCGGAGAAGATAGTGCCAGACGGGTAACCAAGACGGTCGGGATATGACTCTTTCAATAGCTTAACACTCGGGCGGAATTATCCACAGCATGAATATTTTCAGCAATAATATAAATATATGATATTCATGAGACTTGGACCCTGGCGCATGGTGCTAACTACATATAGTTTTGACTTGGCATACATAATTGGTGCGAAGTAGTTTCCTGCACTAAATAATTGCAAGCCAGAAAAATATTAAACTTAACCTAAAAGAAGCCAGGAAAGGCCGGTATTTTTAATACTGGCCACAATGAGGTCGAAGGGAGGCTATTGCAAATATTGCTTCTGCTCGGGCTCTTCGTTTTGAGTAGAAAGACTGATAATCACCTTAAAGATACCTTCATATGCATCGTTCATTTTATCAGCAGTTTTCTCTGTGATATCGCTCGCTGAAGAAAGTTCAATGCCTTGCATTAACTTCACACTTGAAAGTATGGATAGTGCTCGAAGAACAACTTCCTTTTGTTCCTCAGGCAAAGTTTGAACGATAAAAGCGATTGCGTTTCTTAGTGCAAGTATCTGCGCATGAGTTTCATAGAATTGGTCATTCATTTTGTATAACCTGAACTGTTGAGTGTAGTAATTAACTGTATCAGGCAGGAGTGATATCCGCTACCCGATGATCAGTAGGATGCAACGTACCAAGAAGTAGGTTGCTTATCCTGAGATGGTTAAATCACTTGTTTAAAGTGTCTACATAATATTACGCTTTACTCTAGCATTTGTGATAAGGTCGGATAATGTAAGGAGTAATCACATGATACATGTGACGAAGTTTTGAACTAGGGAAGGCTTGGTTCGAAAAGTTAGGGGTAAACGTGACTATTCATAGTGATTTGGAAGCTTACTTATTTCTTCTTCTCAGCATGTGGCCAGTATTGATAGTCGTTTGTGTTGGGATGGCGTTAGCGTTTAATGGCGTTCTTATGCGTAAAACAGCAATACTGTTCGTGATACTAGCAATCAGTATTGGTTTATTGGGCTGGTTTTATGCCTGATAGTATAAATTTCACACTTCAAATCCATTGATATCGCATGGATAAACCCATTTTTATGGTAATTGCTGCTGTTATTTTACAGAAACGTGTCAGTAATATTGCTATTCAGGACAAAAAAAAGCCCTGCTACATATGGGGAAGCAGGGCGCGATGTAATGTCAATTATGAATAAAGCCAGCTATTATTCTGACTGGCAAAAAGTATCACAACTTTCTCCCAGGTCGATGCGATAAATACTACCTTCCGTATATCCGGAGTTTAATTTTTCATTTTGCCTGCTCTGCAGGATTTTATTTTAACGAATATCATATGATAGCAACCTTTATCCATATTAACTATAGAGGTAAGACATGTCAGAAATTACACCTGCAGAACAAATCCGCCTGACCATCATCAAGAAAGTTAATTACGACACCGCAGCGGCTAAGTTGGCCATTGACTGGGTTGGCGATAGCTATCTCAAAGCTGAACTCTTCGCAGACTCTTTCGATCGTGTTTACACGGAAAGTGAGATTGTCTCGAAAACCCGTAAAGCAATCCAGGAAGCAACTGAAGCGCTGGCGCTGTTTGATACCAGCGCAGAGGCGGCGAGCTAAAACATTACAACAGGCATTCACTGAGCTCCTGTGATAATGCCCGTCAGATAATGGACTGACATTATTGTCTGTTTCTCCTGGGGGACTCCGGAGAGATTCTTTATACGCTAGCTGGTAGTGACTAAAGGCCGCATATTTTGGCGGCCTTTTTCATCTTTCTAAAATAAAAGCCCTCAGGCGGTTAACGATGCTCTGGACCATGGAAGTGTCCTCCCCCATGTCCGCCGCCATAGGGGGCAGGCGGAAGGATGCATCCTGAAAGAGACAGCGCACCACAGATCACAAAAACAACAAGCATAATTCTTTTCATAATAACTCCTGAACTAAAGAGCCTTAATTCCAAAACATAAAAGTGAATATTTTATGGAGAATCATTAATTCCTTTTCCTCCCTCACGTTAAATAGGAATAATCCATGGCAAAACCGGACTGGGGCGAGCTTCAGCAACGGTTCCTGTCCGATCATGCCGCAACCGGCGTATCACCGAAGGATTGGTGTGAAGCGCAGGGACTGAATTATGCTACTGCCCGCCGATATATCAAGAAACCCACTGCGCAAACTGCGCAAAAACCTGCGCAGAAGAAATTGCGCACTGCACAAAAGGAAAAGTGCGCAGAAGAGCTGGTGGATAGCAAACTGAGTCCAAAGGTAAAGCGCTTCATTGCTGAATACCTCAAGGACAATAACGCCACTGCTGCCGCAGAGCGCGCTGGTTATAGCGACCCAAACTATGGCCGTCAGCTTCTAACGAATCCTAACGTTGCGCAGGCCATTGCGCAGCAGCAGAAAGCATCCATCGTGCGCACGCTGGGAAGTGCTGATGAAGTCCTTGAGCAGATGTGGCGGCTGGCAACGTTCGACGCCAACCAGCTTTCTCAGTATCGCCGCGGGAGCTGCCGTTACTGCTGGGGCTTCGGCCACCAGTATCAATGGCGCGATGCAGTAGAGTACGAAGAGAAACGTCTCGAAGCGCTTGAGCGTAAACGTCGGGAACCTTTGGATGATGGCGGATACGGTTACGACCACACCAGCGCACCTAACCCGGAATGTCCTCGCTGCAATGGTGATGGCATCGGCCAGCCTTTCTTCGCCGATACGCGCAAACTGGCGCCGGATGCTGCGCTTGCCTATTCCGGTGTGAAGCTTGGTAAGAATGGCGTTGAGATAACCGCCATCAGCCGTGAGCGCATGTACGAGGCGGTGATGAAACGTCTCGGCCTGGCTGACAGTGAGTTCGCCCAGCGCCTGCAGCAGATAGAAATTGAGCGCCGGCAGCTGGAGGTCGACAAGCTTCGCAAAGAACTGGCCACTGACCCGGAGGATGACGAGCCAACGCCAGTTGCAATCAATATCAACGTAGTCGATGCACGAGTGAGGGAAGAGGATGGCGATAGCACCGACGCTTAACATCCCTCAGGCCAAATTCCTTGCGATGCAGTACAAGTTTAAGGCCTACGTCGCCGGCTTCGGTTCTGGCAAGACGTGGGTCGGCTGCGGTGGTATCTGCAAAGGGATGTGGGAACACCCCAAAATCAACCAGGGTTACTTTGCCCCAACGTATCCGCAGATCCGTGACATCTTTTATCCCACTGTTGAGGAGGTGGCTCACGACTGGGGGCTGAACGTCAAAATCAACGAGGGAAACAAAGAGGTTCACTTCTACGCCGGGCGCCAGTACCGAGGAACGACGATTTGCCGCTCGATGGAGAAACCGCAAACCATCGTTGGTTTTAAAATCGGTAATGCGCTGATTGATGAGCTGGACGTAATGCCTGCGAAAAAGGCGCAGTTAGCCTGGCGAAAAATTATTGCACGTATGCGTTACAACGTGTCCGGATTGCGAAACGGGATCGACGTCACCACGACGCCGGAAGGGTTTAAATTCGTTTATCAGCAGTTCGCAAAGGCTGTACGCGATAAGCCTTCGCTCTCAACGCTGTACGGCCTGGTGCAGGCCTCGACGTTCGACAACGAAAAGAATCTGCCGCCGGACTATATCCCGTCGCTAATGGAGTCATACCCGCCAGAACTGATCAAGGCTTATCTCCGTGGCCAGTTCACCAACCTTACCAGCGGGACGATTTACCATCAGTTTGACCGTAAGCTGAATAACTGCCGGGAGGAAGAACAACCCGGTGAGCCGCTGTATATCGGTATGGATTTCAACGTCGGGAAGATGGCCGGGATTGTTCATGTATTACGGCTGGGGCTTCCATTTGCGGTTAATGAAATCGTGAAGGCTTACGACACACCTGACATGATCCGCATCATCAAAGAACGGTTCTGGCTGTACGACGGCAACGATTATCGTAAGGTGCGGGAAATCTATATTTACCCGGACGCTTCCGGCGATTCCCGCAAATCCAGCAATGCCAGCGCTACGGATATCGCCCAGCTTAAGCAAGCCGGCTTCAATGTTGTTGTTAATGCATCAAACCCGCCAGTGAAAGACCGCATCAACGCGATGAATGCCATGTTCCGCAATGGTAACGATGAACGTCGCTACAAAGTGAATGTAAAGCGGTGTCCGGTGTACACCGAGTCGCTTGAGCAACAGGTTTGGGGTGAAAACGGTGAGCCGGATAAAACGGCGGATAACGATCACCCCAACGATGCCGGTGGGTATTTCATTGTGAAGCAATTCCCGATCATCAAACCGACTGGAAAAGTCACCCAACTGCGGATGTAAAACCATGCCTGATATTTCAACGCCCAACCTCGACTATAACGACATGGTTGAGGCATGGGATATTAATGATGCGCTGATGGGCGGCACGCTGGAAATGCGCCGGCAGGGCAAGAAGTATCTCCCGAAATGGCCGAACGAAGATCCTCAAAGCTATAAGGAGCGTTTAGCTTCGGCAACGTTACTACCTGCCTATGAAGAGGCCATTAAACAAAACATCGGGCGAGTGTTTGCTGAGCCGACAGTATTGAGTGAGGACTCTCCTGAACAAATACGGGAGCTGTCGCCAGATATTGATATGGAAGGAAACCGGCTCGATGTCTGGGCACAGCAATTTTTCAGCATCGGATTCCAGTATGGTCTGGTACATGCGCTGGTGGATTTCCCGAAAATTGACCCGGAGGCAGTAAAAACTAAAGCCGACGAAAAAGCCGCGGGATCCCGCCCGTATGCCACGATGCTTAATCCTCGCCAGGTCATTGGCTGGAAATCGAAAGTGGTTAAAGGGAAAGTGGTGCTCACCGATCTGCGTATCAGAGAGGTCATCATTATTGATGGCGATGATTACGGGCAAACGAAAGTTGAGCAAATACGCCATATCATGCCGGGCAAGGTTGAAATTTATCGCCGAAATAAAGGTGATAACAGCGCAAGTCAGTGGCAGATTCACGACGAGTGGGAAACCAGTCGCGATGATATTCCGCTGGTGACGCTTTACACGAAACGCACAGGCTTTATGCGCGGTTCACCCCCACTGCTTAATCTCGCTTTACTGAATATCAAGCACTGGCAGAGTCAGAGTGAACAGGACAACATCCTGCATGTTGCTCGTGTGCCGTTGCTGGTGGCTTACGGTCTGGCTGATGGCGAAACGTTGACGATAGGTTCTTCCTCTGCGACTCGTTTCGATGACCGTCAGCGGCAGGGACTGGAATATGTCGAGCATACCGGGGCTGCAATCGAAGCCGGTAAAATTTCCCTTGAGGATCTGGAAAATCAGATGCGCCAGGCCGGCGCAAAACTTCTGCGCGCGGAAAACACATCGACTAAATCCTTAGACCAGACTCACGAAGAGCGGATGCAGGAGAATTCACCTCTCTACACCATGGCAAGCTCGCTTGAGGATGCGCTCGATAATATCCTGCAGATTATGGCGGAATGGCTGGGCGAGAAAGAAGGCGGCAATGTCGATGTACGCACCGAACTGGATGTTTCAGCCCAGACGTTTGATGCCGCAGCTGCAACGGCTGTTCAGTCGCTCCGTCAGGGTGGTGATATACGTCAGGTCGATGCTGTTCGCGTTTTGCAGGCCCTCAAATTTATCGATCCGGACGCGAAGCCCGAAGAGGTAATCGACGAGTTGCGGAATCAGCAGGTCACGCTTGCAGGCGGACTGAGTAACCCGGGTGGTGCAAATGGCAACGGCGAATGACAAGCTTCAGGATGAATCGATAGCCCATGCGATATGGGTAGCGCGATACAGCACCAGCGTTGCAAACAGGATGATAAAAATCCTGAATGACAGCGATGCGGAACTGACAGCCAGATTGCTGGTGGCGATGGATAGCCTGGATGCTGAAAGCTTTACCGTGTCGCGACTGGAAGCGCTGCTCGTTAGTGTCAGAGCTCTCAATCGTGAGGCTGTGCAGTCAATGTACGCGGGACTATCTGATGAGCTGCAGCAACTCGCTCAGCACGAAGCAGGTTTTCAGATGAGCCTGTTCCAGTTTGCGATCCCCGACGATGTTCTATCGCTTCATCCACTGGTGGGCATTTCGCCGGATGCCGTTTACGCCGCGGCGATGGCTCAGCCGTTTCAGGGGCGCCTGCTTTCGGAGTGGGCAGATAACCTTGAAGCTGACAGGATGGCTAGAATATCCAATACAGTGCGGCAGGGTTTTCTCCTGGGCGATACCCATGAGCAAATCGCCAGAAAGGTCCGGGGTCATGCTAACCGTGGCTATCAGGATGGCGCGCTGCAGATGAGCCGCACCAATGCTGGCAGTATTGCAAAAACGGCTGTAGGGCATCTTGCTTCGACGGCCAGGAAAACCTTTGCAGATGCGAACGATGACCTTTTGAAGGGTAAGCAGTGGTTATCCACTTTGGATAACCGTACATCAAAAGACTGTCGGATTCGCGACCGCCTCAAGTACACACTGGATAACAAGCCGATCGGCCATAAGGTGCCGTATCTGCAGGGCCCCGGTAAAATCCATTTCTGCTGTCGCAGCGTCGAAACCTACATCCTGAAATCGTCTGATGAGCTCGGTATTGCTGTAGGGCAAATATCCGATAGCTCACGTGCCAGCATGGACGGGCAGGTGCCTTCGGATACCGATTATCAGGGCTGGTTCTCGCGCCAGTCGTTCACGCGACAGTCCCAGATCGTTGGCGTAACCCGGGCCCGGCTGATTCGTGACGGCGGCATGTCGCCCGATGATTTCTACAACGACAAGGGCGAATGGCTGACTCTGGAGCAACTGCGTAACCTGGATGCTCAGGCGTTCAGCAACGCCAGACTTTAAAGCTATTTAAGTCTTCAATCAGGCTGCCTCCGGGCGGCCTTTTTTATTGCCGTGATCCGGATGGTGAGCGGTGCAACGGTCGGATGACCCCGAAAAGGTAACCACATGAAACTGAAAACAGTCGAAGTTAACGGCAAAAGCTATGCAGAAGTCGATACCAGCGGTTTACCCGTCTACGTCCACGATGACGGCCAGGAAGTTGGTTTTGATGCTGTGCAGGCCGTTGGGAAAATCTCCTCTCTGAATGGCGAGGCAAAATCTCATCGTGAAGCCAAAGAAGCAGCTGAAGCCAGTCTGGCTAAGTTTGCCAAAATCGGTGATCCGGCGAAGGCACTCGAAGCGCTGGAGATGATGACTAAAATCGACCAGAAAAAACTGATCGATGCAGGCGCCGTTGATCAGGTTAAAGCGGATATTACCAAATCCTTCCAGGCGCAGCTTGATGAAGCTACTCAGCGTGCGACGACCCTAGAAGGCCAGCTCTATCAGGAAATGATAGGCGGCCGGTTCTCTGGCTCGAAATTCATCGCAGATAAAGTGGCAATTCCGGCAGATATGCTTCAGGCGCGGTTCGGTCAGTCCTTCAAAGTCGAGGACGGCAAAGTCGTTGCCTATGATGGCTCTGGCAACAAAATTTATTCCCGCTCTAAACCGGGCGAGCTGGCAGCCTTTGATGAGGCGCTGGAGTTCCTGGTGGAGCAGTACCCACAGAAAGACCACATTCTGAAGGCCAGCGGCAACCAGGGCGGCGGCTCTCGCCAGTCTCAGCATTCACTCGGGCAGAAAACGATGAAACGCGATGCGTTTACCAGTTTGAGCCCGACAGATCAGCAATCAACTCTCAAAGACGGTATCACCATCGTCGATTAATTCTTTGCCAGCCGCCGGATGGCAGCTGGTGTCGGAGCTGGATAGCTCAACCAACCCTATTTTTTAATCTCCAAGGAATCCATACACATGGCTAATACGCTTACCGGGTTGATCCCGACTATCTTCACGGCTCTGGATACCGTATCTCGCGAACAGGTCGGTTTTATCCCGGCTGTATCGCGCAATGCGAAAGCTGATGCTGCGGCGAAGGACCAGACTGTTACTGCGCCGGTTGCGCCACCGGCAACCACTGTTGATATTACTCCGGGGGCCTCTGCGCCAAATGACGGCGACCAGACGATCGGCACCGTTGATGTGAAAATCACCAAATCCAAAATGGCCCCGGTCAAATGGAACGGTGAGGAACAACTGGCGCTGGGGCCCGCAGGGACATACAACACCATCCTGGCGGATCAGTTCAAGCAAGCGTTCCGTGCGCTGGCAAATGAGATGGACTCGGATCTCGCGGCTTTGTATTTCGCTTCCTCCCGCGCTGTCGGTACGGCTGGTACTGCTCCATTCGGGATTGCTGGCGATCTGTCGGATGCGGCAAATGCGCGCCAGGTATTGTCCGATAACGGCTCCCCGACTACCGATTTGCAGATGGTCCTTGGTTCCTCTGCGATTGCTAACCTCCGTGGTAAACAGTCAGTTCTGTTCAAGGTGAACGAGTCTGGTACCGATGCGCTGCTGCGTGAGGGTATCGTGGGTCGTCTGGAGGGATTCAACATCCACGAATCTGCGCACGTCAAAAAACGTGCAGCATCGGCTGCCGCTGATTATCTGGTAAATGGTGCAAAATCGGAGGGTGATATCCTGATCGCGATTGATACCGGCACGGGTTCTTTCACGGCAGGTGATATTGTGACGTTTGATGGTGACAGCAACAAATATCTCGTTGCTGCAGCTACTGCTACCACTATTACCCTGGCGGCACCGGGCTTGCGTCAGGCGCTGGCGGATAACTCCGCGATTACTACCGTAGGTGGATATACCGCAAACATGGCATTCGACCGTAACGCGTTCCTGCTGGCTGCGCGTACCCCGGCAATGCCGCAGGGCGGTGATACTGCGGATGACGTCATGAACGTTACTGACCCGGTGTCAGGCATCACTTATCAGGTGGCGCTGTACCGTCAATACCGTCAGGTGCGCTACGAAGTCGGTCTGTCCTGGGGCGTAGCAGCAGTGAAAACTGAGCATTCGGTTCTGCTGTTGGGTTAATTATCGGGGGCTTCGCCCCCTTTTTTTAGTGGAGGGCTTATGGCCGGATTAACTAAAGAGCAGCGTGCCGAACGTGCTGCAGCAAAACTTGCGACCGTGCAGGTTGACGCCAATACTCCTGCACAGCAGGAACAGCAGCTGGTGGCGATGATTACCGATTTCCCGGCATTCCCCGGCGCTCCTAATACCGCCAACGTTCACCCTGATGAAGTTGAGAACTGGAAGGCGCACGGCTGGAAAGAAATGGAGTGATGCATGATCACTTTCATCACTGTTGAAGATGTCAATTCGATTCTCGATGCCACTTGGGCGGATGAAAGCAAGAAAGCCAAATCTGTGCTGATGGCTAATACCTGGATGAATGGACTTAACCTGAAAATGCCGTGTGATAAGGCAACTCACGAAACCACCATTCCTGACGATGTAAAACAGGCTGGCGCCTATGCGGCGCTGGCGGCGGCAAATGGTGGGCTGTATCAGCAGAAAACTGATTCTGGCGTGCTCCTCAGCAAGACGGTGGATGCCGACGATGTCAGCGTTTCGAAGACCTTCGCAGAACTCGCTACCAACAGCTCGGCATTGCTTGATTCTGATCTGCAGCTGGCGCTTGCAATGCTGAAGCCATATGGCGTTAGTCAGTCTCAGGTGCGGCTGGTAAGGGGGTGATATGGGGATTCGTGACGAGTTGCAGACTGAAGTTGCCGCGGCATTTAATACCGACCTGCAGGATGCTGTTAAGGATTTCACTGGAACATACACCGTTCGAAGTGACTGGGACCCGGTTACGGAAACCGGCACTGAAACGCAGGTGACTTACTCGGGGCGCGGAGTGCTGGCGCGCTATAAACTCCGCCGCATCGATGGCGTTAACATCCTCCATGGTGATGTGAAACTCACCGCCCTTGTTAATGAGGTCTCCGACAAGCCTGCGGTTGAGCACATCATCACGGCACCTGACCCGATTACTGGCGTACTCCAGCGCTACGAGGTCATCACCGCTTCTGCCGACTCTGCTGGCGCTGCGTACTCCATTCAACTGCGGAGGGCGTAATATGGCCAAGGGCTGGAACATTGACCCGGCGGTATTCGCGGGGCTGGTGGAGGACGACGTCAGGTTACGGCAAAGAACCATCGCCATTCAGCTGCTGAATGAAATCGTCCAGCGATCGCCTGTAGGTAACCCGGAGTTATGGGCTATCAACGCCACCGCGGTGCAGTACAACAAAGCGGTAGGTGAGTGGAACGAATCTCTTTATGCCGATCCTGCCAACCTGACAAAGACTGGCCGTCTCAGAAAGAAAGTCCGTGTTAACGATGGCATGGATATCCGGCGCCCGGCTGAGTATCGCGCAGGAACTTTCCGGGCGTCCCACTTTGTCAGTATTGGAGAACCGGATCATTCAATACCATCAGAGCCTGACCCGCGGGGAACGATGACATTTCTCAACGGGAAAAATATCATCAATCAGGCGCCGGCCTACTCGGTGATTTACATTCAGTCAAACCTCCCTTACTCCGTACCGCTGGAGAATGGCCACTCTACGCAAGCGCCGACAGGCGTCTATGCCGTCTCATTTAATGGTGTGATTCAGGCCTACAAATGACCCTCACAGAAATAAGAAACGTTGTCATCAGACGAATGACGACGCAGACCGCTATTGCCCAGGATGCGGTGGACTACCCAAACGGTCCTGTATTCGATCCCAGCGGTCGAAAAATCTGGGCGCGTCTTACTGACATCCCCGGACAAGCAGGTGCTAACGAAATTGGAGCGGGGCCGACTGTCCACCGAACAGGGGTTCTCATCATCCAGCTTTTCGTCCCCGTTGGTTCAGGCACTCTGCAGCTGACTCAGGCCGCAGACAAATTAACGCAGCTATTCGAGTTTCAGGACGACGGAGCACTGAGTTACTTCGCCGTATCCGCCATCCCGGCAGGTGAAACCGATGGCTGGTCACAGCTCAATCTTCAAATCCCTTATCGCGCTCTGTAGCGCACAATCAACAGGAGGCTCCTGTGAGTTCAGGCGCAAAAGTAGTAACCGCGTTTATTCGCGAAACCACACCGGGAGAGACACCCTCTGCTGGTGTCTGGAACCTGTTACGCCGTTCGTCGTTCGGGCTGATGCCAACGCAGAACACCAACGATAACGATGAAATCGGCGGTGACCGTATGGCGCAGGGCGTTTCCCGTGGCACGATTGATGTCGGCGGCGATGTCGGCACCAAATTTCGCTGGAATCAGCATGATGATTTTCTGGCGAGCTGTTTCGGAGCGGATTGGCTCGATAATGTGCTGACGATGGGCAACAACCGCATTACTTTTTCAGTTTCTTCATACGCTGATGACGCAGGGATCGCACAGATTGCCCGCGGTTGCCAGGTTGCCACTTTCCAGATTGAAATCCCGAATGATGGCGACATAACTGCGACCATTACCTTCGCCGGGCTTGACTGGGAAACCAAAGCCGACGATACCAGCTATTTCACTAACCCGGTGGATGGTGCTGGCGCGCTGCGCTATTCGTTTAAGGAAGTGACAGGCCTGAGTCTGAACGGGGTGGCGGGTGGTGCTGGCTTCTGTGTGGATACGTTTAATATCCAGTTTGATAACAACATGCAGACTCAGCGTTGTATCGGTACCGGCTCAGCATTTGCTGGCGCAAACATTCCGACGACCTTTACACCGTCAGGCCAGATTACGCTTTCATGGTCCAAGGCGGCCTGGGAGATTTATAAAAAAACCTTCACCGGCGAAACGGTGCCGTTTACCTTCACGCTGGAGAACGCCGAAGGCGCTTATACCTTCAGCTTCCCTGAAGTTCAGATTTCTGGCGACTGGCCGGACGCCGGGAATACTGACATCGTACAGGTTCAGCTCGATATCACCGCCGCCAATACGCCGCCAACCATTACCCGTGCGCCAAAAGTACCGGCGACGGCAATCAGTGTTGCGCCAGCCACTTCAAATGGCGCTGTCGGCTCTACGGTGACATTAACCGCCACGCTTACGCCTGCTGATTCAACAGATATCGTCCAGTGGACGTCATCTGATCCTGCGATTGCCAGCGTAGTTTCTACCGGGCAAAAAACGGCGAAAGTGACCCGTAATGCTGCCGGGAACGCCACGATCACCGGGAAGGCTCGCACCTTTACGGCAACGTCTGAAATCACTGTCACCGCACCTTAATTTCCCTGACCCGTTCCGCAGAACATCGCGGTTCGGGCTTTTTATGGAGTCTGTATGCTGATTATTTCTTCTCAACTTGATCTGAGTGGCGAGCGTTGGTTTTTCCCTTTTAAAAAGCCTGATGGCCGTAAAAAGAAATACACACCGGAAGAAGAAGCACTGTTTAAACTCCGCCTGCTGGTGGCCAGCAGCGAGAATCCACAGTACCGCTCACGTAATGCGCTGGTGCGGCGCCATATCGACAAAATGGACGCGAGCTATCAGGTCGGTACCGACGCTTTCGATCTTGCCAGCGTGGGTGAAATTGACTCAATTGATGACCTGCTCATCGATAACTGCGCACGCTTCCTTTTGAAAGACTGGGAGGGAGTAGGTGAGCTGGTGGATGGTATTGAGAAGGCTGTAGCGTATACGCCCGAACTTGGCGTCGCGTTACTGAAGCAGAACCCCGCGTTGTATTGGCTGATTCTGGCAGAGGCTGCGAACATAGCTCAGGGTAAGGAGCAGCAGACTCAGGAAACCGTAAAAAAGCCCTAGAGGCGCAGGCGTGGCTAAAGGAGTTCGGGGGCGAGAGGGGAGATAAGGCGAAATGGCGCCGGGAGCAATTGAACCTTCCGCCGATTCCTGAGCCAGAAATTGATGCAGTAACAGGGGAGATCCTCAATGCCTATGCCATGATATCGCGCAGCAGGAAATATGCTGGCATGGCCGGAGTACCGCTCCCATTATCCCTGAATGATATTGAGATATATCTGGCATCGCGCACCATCCTGATTGACCGCACCGAGTTTGACGCCGCTATCCTGGCGCTCGACGATGCTTGGCGGGATGAGTGGGCTGTAGAACATAAGCGACTGAGCAACGCCAAATAATCGTAGCATTGCGATGCATAATTCATGTGTTAGGATGTTTCCGATTGCAATCAAAGGAAAACATAATGAAAAAATTCATCGCATTAGCGCTTGGAGCGCTGTTACTTTCTGGTTGTACTGTGCGTGTTGCAGACTTGACTGTAGCAAGTACCAAAAACTACAACCTGAATGGGGGTAAGTTCTACAAAGGCAAGCGAGTTACCGCTGAAGATAGCTACCCGGTCATCATCTTCCCTACCGGGATCCCTAATGTGAAAACTGCAGCAGACCGCGCGATTGAAAAAGATCGTTGTGCTGTTGGTCTGTCTGACGTAGTTGTCACTCAGCTAAACCATGCTTTCCTGTTTGGTAAAATAGGTCTGCGTGTTGAAGGCAACCTCGTGATTGACCGCAGCCTGCCGGGTTGCGAGAACGCAAGCTGATTGATAAGGCCACCTTCGGGTGGCTTTTTAACTGATGGGGATAGGGATGTGAAAAAAGTATTGGCTATGGCTTTAGGTGCTTTACTGTTGGCAGGGTGCGCCAATAATGTTGGCTTAAATGCTGAAACTAGCGTCAGTAAATTTGACGGCGTTAAAACTGTGACCATCCAGCCTCATGGTGCGGATTGCTGCATGGCCATTGGTGCATTTTGGACAGAGAAAGTACCGGATATGGCGGTTCTAAACTTAACAACATATGTTAAATATATGAACCTTGAAGGTGCTGAATTACGAGTCGATAACAAGATCATCAAACTTCAGCCTGTAGATACATTAACCAAGTTTGAACAAATGATGCCCGGCGATAACGTAGTTAATATGCCAACGTCAACGCGAGGCTTTGCCCTGCCTCTTTCAGATTTAAAACAAGTTATGGCCGCGAAAACGTCAATGATTAGGCTTACCACCCTTTCAGATGGGGCGATTGTTGGCACGATTAAAGACGGGCAGAGCGACACCAAAGCCTATTATGCTTTGCAAAGGTTCTTAAACCAGATCCCTAATAAATAAAGTACCAAAATGGTTGACTAAACCTCGCTCCGGCGGGGTTTTTTATTGCCCGGAGATCGCTAAATGACAGAACAAACCTCTCGCTTGGCTATTGTTATTGATAGCTCCGGAGCCGAGAAGCAGGCCGATAATCTCGCAACTGCACTGGTAAAAATGACACAGGCTGGAGACCGTGCAGCTTCGAGCGCTGGCAAGGTGACAAAGGCTACGGACGAAGAAAAGCAGGCTCTATCTGAACTTCTCGATCGTATTGACCCGGTGAATGCCGCCCTGAATAAGCTGGACAAACAACAGCAGGAGCTGGCTAAGTTCAAATCCAAAGGGATGGTGGACACTGATACATTTGAGCTTTACTCAAAGCGAATCGAAGAGACTCGTAACAAATTAGCCGGCTTTCGTGATGACCTCGGAAAGACTGGCATGTCAGCCAAGCAGACAGCTTGGGCAATGCGCATGATCCCCGCTCAGATGACAGATATCGTTGTCGGTTTATCCACCGGCCAATCGCCGTTCATGGTGCTCATGCAACAGGGTGGGCAATTGAAAGATATGTTCGGCGGAATTGGGCCGGCGATTAAAGGCGTTGGCGGGTATGTTATGGGGTTGATTAACCCTTTCACCCTGGCGGCCGCGGCGGTCGGTGTTCTTGGTTTGGCCTATTACAAAGGCTCTCAGGAGCAGGGTGAGTTTTACAAGTCGTTGACCCTTACCGGTAATCTGGTAGGAAAAACTTCCGGTCAACTGGCCGATATGGCCGCCCGTGTATCAGTAACAGCTAACTCAACTACCGGCGCAGCAGCATCAACGCTTAACCAACTTGTATCATCAGGGAAAGTGGCTGGCAATTCGTTGGAGCGCGTGACAACCGCGGTCGTTGAAATCAGTGATGCCACAGGCATCGCTACTGAAAAGCTGGTGGGTGATTTCAACGATATTGCTGCTGATCCAGTCGCGGCCATTACCAAGCTGAATGACCAGTATCACTTTCTTACTCTGGCAACCTATAACCAGATTAAAGCCCTGCAGGATGAGGGTAATCAGCAGGAGGCTGCACGCGTAGCGACCGATGCTTATGCCAACACCATGCAGCAGCGTGCGAATGATATACATCAAAATCTAGGCATTCTTGAAAGCGCTTGGGACTCGTTGGGAAAAACAGCCAAGGGCGCATGGGATGCAATGCTCAACATTGGGCGCGAGCAAACCCTCTCCGATAAGTTAGCCTCCTTAAACGAAAATATCGCTGAAGCGCAGAAAGGGCAGGCTGAAGGTGGATTCTGGAATGGTTTTAATGCTCGATTTAGCAACCTTCCTGAAATGCTCAAGCAAAGGGATGCCATTCAGTCGCAAATCACAGCTGAAGATACGCTAAATGGAATATTGTCAGATCACGAGAAAGCAGAACAAAAACGCATTAAAACTCAGCAGGAAGCGGATCGGGTTAACCAGCAATATCTCAGCAATGCGGACAAGCGTAATAAAGCCATTAAGCAGCAGAGTGAGTTCCTGAAATCTGGCGCAATCACAGCGGACCAATACGCTAAAAACGTTTCCCGCATTAACGAGATGTACAAAGATCCAAAAGCACCAAAGATACCTAAAACACCGCAAGGAAAAGCATACGCCGAGGACGCTGCAACTCGACTCCTTGACCAGATTAACCAGCAGACTGCTGCCATGCAGTCCCAGTTGGATGCCAGTGATAAGCTTAATAGTGCAACCCAGGCGCGAGTTAAGTTCGAGCAGCAGATAGCTGATCTCAAATCTAAAACGCAGCTTACCGCCGACCAGAAGTCTATCCTTTCTCGTTCCGATGAGATTTTGCAGGCTTACAAGCGGCAAGAAGCATTGCAGAACTCCGTCAAAACGCTGGACGACTACCGGAAAATGCAGGAGCAAATCGCGCCGAAGGAAGTTAAGCAGAACGACATCCTGCAAAAACGCCTGCAGATACTGCAGGAAATGGTGAGACTTGGTAAGTTAAAAAAAACTGATGCTAATAAACAGGCATCAGATCTTATAGCCAACATGCCGTTGCCTGACTCTGTTATATCTGCGGTAAACAAATCTGGAGGCACACTTACTTCCGGGGCCAATAGCCACGATATGTCTGGTCAGGGGCTAAATATGATTGGCCTGCAGGTTGACCCGCAGCTTGAAATTATCGAAAAGCTAAAAAAAGCACAGATAGACTATGCCGAATGGATGAAGGTTCAGAATAAGTTAATAGCCCAGGACACGATTCTGACTGAGCAGCAAAAGGCTGATAGGTTGTTGGAAATTCGCAATAATCAGCAAACTCTGGACGCTTCGTTATATGTAGCCCAGGCTCAGTCAGCTCAAAACTCCTTCTCCAGCATCACTGAGTCGATGGGGACGATGTTTGGTGAGCAATCGGCAATGTACAAAGTGGCTTTTGTAACGCAGAAAGCATTCGCGATAGCTCAAGCATCTTTGCAACTCCCCATGGCGATGGGGCAGGCGCTGGCAGGGTTGCCGTTCCCGGCTAACCTTGCTGCCATTGCTCAGGTTGTAGCTCTTATGTCCACAATCACTTCCAGCATAACGAGTGCAGCAGCTGTCGGCTTTTCCTCTGGCGGCTATACCGGCCCGGGTGGAAAGTATCAACCTGCAGGAGTAGTTCACAAAGGTGAATACGTCTTCGATCAGGAGTCTACAAATCGAATCGGCGTGTCGCAGCTTGAGGCGTTACGGAACGGCAAGCCACTTGATGCCACATTGGGGCGTTCGGGGTTTGGGACTGGCGTTCAGAACGTTAGCAGTGACAACAGCAGGCAAACCACTGTTCATGCGCCGATTACCCAAGAGTTTAACCTTCAGGGGGTCACGCCTGAGCAACTTAATTCTACGCTCAACCAGAATAACAGACAGCTTACCAGGCAGTTGAAAGGGGAGCTAACGAAGGAGGTCATGATGCCGCAGGGCGATTTTGGCCGCGCTTTAAAGAGTCGCTACGTGAGGGGGTATAAGGAATAACATGGCAGATATCCTCTACCCACACGACTATCTCCCAATGCCACTGCAGGAAGGCTATGGGTTCCAGCCAGTCAGTCCTTTGAAACGAACTCAACTCACTACTGGCCGCGCGCGACAACGCAGGGCGTATACCTCGACTCCTACGGAAGCGACTGTATCCTGGTTTATGGAGAGCGATGTTCAGGGGCTCACGTTTGAATCGTGGTACCGCGATGCGCTCTCTGATGGTGCAGCCTGGTTCATGATGAAGTTGCAAACCCCCGCAGGCATAAAATTCTACAAATGTCGTTTTACGGATATCTTTCAGGGACCAGTGCTGGTGGCTCCTATCTACTGGCGGTATTCGGCGACGCTGGAGTTATGGGAGCGCCCACTATTGCCTCCGCCGTGGGGTAACTACCCCGAGTGGATCGCCGGTAGTTCACTGCTTGATATCGCATTAAACAGGGAGTGGCCAAAGCATGACGGTGCTTAACCGGCTTTATGCCAGTAGCGGATCGGAAGTCATCATTGAAACGCTACAAATCAATATCGGTTCGACGGTGCATTATTTCTGCAAGGGCTACGACGATATTACAGCGACGACCGAAAATGGCGCTGTTATAACCTTTTCAGCCGCAGGTATCGATATCGCCATCCCGGCCAGAAACAGCGACGGTACGCAGGATTTGCAGTTCGCCATCAGCAATATTGACGGGGAGGTATTTATCAGGTTCAAACATGGGGAAACCTCAACTCATGTAACGCAAAGCGGGAAAATCATTAAGTGTGTAGCGATATCGTGGCCAGGCAGTATCGAGCACATTCATATAGCCCGCGGTAATTTGCGCCTGCAGTGCCGTCCAGGAGCCCGATTTGATGGCGAGCGTATACGGCACAGAAGCCGGGGCATTAAGGTCTGTTGAGACATATTGCCTGTAGGTCATAGAGCCATCTTGTCTCGCTGCCAGTGCATCACGAATAGCCGTACTCACCTCCCCGTCAATATTGCTGATGGCGAACTGCAAATCCTGCGTACCGTCGCTGTTTCTGGCCGGGATGGCGATATC